CCTGTATCACAATGGGATGCAGTATTTGCTAGTCAAGTAGATAGCGTTATAACTAACCCACCTGTACAAAGCACACCAGACCAAGCATTTAACGTACCTAGTTAAGTATGACTCAAGGCGAGTTTCAGATTCATACTATGCCTGCGGTATATGTGTTAGAAACACAAATGCCACAAGATATGATTGATGATGTTAATGATTATATGGATGAGTATAGGCATGATAAAAACAAACAATCATTAGCTAATACTTTAGTAGGACAAATAGATAAAGGAGAACAATTACTTTTAGACCACAATGATAAAAGAATGGTTGAGTATAATAATTTTATCTGTAACCTTGGTGCTGAGTATATTAATCATTTTGCTGCTTCGGGTAATAGTATTAAAGGTAATAAACAAGTCCAGATAGACGAAACCTGGTCAGTGCATAGTTACGATGGTGATTACAACCCAATACATGACCACGGCACTAAAACACTTATGGGCATATCAACTACAGCCTGGACTAAAGTACCACCACAAATAGGTAATGTTAATGCTCAATCACCAACTTATTCTTTATATAATGAAAGCGGACACTCAGACGGCTGTATAGCTTTTCAATACGGACAAGTATCAGTTATAGACGGTGAAAGATTAAAACCAGCTCAATCATTTGTTATGACCCCAGAAGTAGGAAAGTTATTAATTTTCCCTTCTTGGTTACAACACATGGTCTATCCCTTCAAAGGTGAAGGAGAAAGACGAACCATAGCGTCAAACCTTAATTGTTTTGATATAATAAATGAAAATGCTAGTAGCGAGGTAAATTAAATGGCGACGAAAAATAAAAAAACAAAGCCTGTAGAAATTGAATTAACGATTGAACAGCAGAATATGCAAGCTCATATCAACAGCTTGACAAAAAAAATACAAGCACATCAATTTGAAATTGAAGAACTTGTACCAAGTTTGCGAACTTATGAACAAACACTGGCTAATAGTTTGCAAAATAGTGCCAGCAATAATCCAAAGGAGGATGAAAAATGATTGTAGAAATAATTATGTGGGTAACAGCCATTGTTACAATAAGCAGTTTAGTAGCTGCTAGTACACCAACGCCAAAGGACGACGTTTGGATTGGTAAATTATACAAATTTATTGATATGTTAGCTTTGAATATAGGAAAAGCTAAGGATAAATCGTGAGCTGGTTAAGTAATATTTGGGACAAAGTTACTGGAACAAAAAGAGTTGAAGTAAGAGCTAGAAATAAAAAAGGGCATTATGTTGCAGATGACAAATCAACACCAGATGTTAATGAAGCTTACACAACCAAAAGAGTAAAAAACGATAAATAATGGCTACAGTAAAAGACGCTTTAAACAAAATAGAAGCTCACGAAAGAGAGTGCAGAGCTTTATACAGAAGTATAGATAAGCGTCTTGAGGATGGCTCAAAAAGATTTGACAAACTAGAAAATATGCTTTGGGCCGTTTATCCTTTTATAGTGGCTAGTATAGTTTTAGCGAGATTTATATAATGAACGATAGTAGCGGCAGATTTGGTGGCGACATGGATAGAAATGAAGTAGAAATGGACTTAAATAAGTTTATGGCTATGATTCAAGAAATATCAGAACTCAAAGATAAAATTAGAGATTTAGAAGCAGATGACAAAGTTAATCCTCACCAAAGATGGATTCACTTAGCAAAAGCAGTAGATTCCTGGAGAATATTTCCAAGAATGTTTTTAACTGTTTACATAGTTCTTCTTTACAAATGCACAATATGGTTTATGGCCTTACCAGAGCCAAGTTTTGAACAATCAGGACTTATATCAATAGTCGTAGGTGCTGGCGCTGCTTGGTTTGGTTTATATGCAGGTACAACAAATTCATCAAAAGGATTTAAAGGCGAAGATAACTAATGGACGCTTTTGACCTTATTGAAAAGGTCGGATTGCCAATAGCAAGCGGTTTAATTATGGGATATTTTATATTCCTGATTATGAAACAAATGATGACTGGTCTAGTCAACAAAATCAAAACAGTAGAAGGAATAGCTAAGATGCTTATTACCAGAGCATCAATAATGAATAACGATATGATACGTATTGATACAAGTGTTTCTAGTGCTTTAAATTTAGCACCTGACTTAGATAGAATTGCGAGAGCAGAAAACTTTGTAGAAGATGGAAAAATAGACGCTAGAAGAGACTAATGGATGTAGTGGCGTTAATTGAAAAGTTTGGTTTTGCTACTGTTATGGTAATTGGCTTGGGATATTTTGTTTATTATGTTTGGGTGACAGTAACTAAAACAGTAGAACCTGCTGTAAGTGAAATGCAAAAAACAATTATAAGACTCACTGACCAACTTCGCCTGTTAGACCAAGATATGATACGATTACAACAGAAAGTTAACACTGTATTAGAGTTAAATGAAAAAGAGAATGACAAAACAAGAAAAAATCCAAGAAGAAATAGTAAAAACTAAAATAGCAACATGGCTGTTTCTTATTGGAGTTATCATGTTTTTAACTGTAATTGGAATGAATTTAGCAGCTGACCAAATAGTACATAAATTCAAGTCTCCTAGTTTTAATGGCATAGGAACATCAAGTCATTATCTTACAATAGAAAACCAACAATACACTCGTAAACTTACACTTAAAGAAGAAATAAAAGCCTTACAAGATGAGATAGAAAGAGAAAAAGAAAACTCTACACTTGCAAGATTTATGCGTAACCTTGAATCAAGAGTATATGCAGAGCTATCAAGACAGTTAGTTAATAATCTTTTTGGTGAAACACCACAAAGCTCTGGCACCATCACTTTAGAAGGTAATACAATAGAGTACACAAGCGACGGTGTGACACTAACCCTAAAAATAACCGAAGCAGATGGCACAGTTACCGAAATTACTATACCTATTGGTACTTTTACTTTCTAGTTGTTCTACATTTGACCAACTTGAAGACACTTATGAGCATAGGTTTTCTGCTTATAATGTTGTAAATATTCAAGACTTACAATCTACAGAGCTTAAAAATGTGCCTATACCAAAAATAAGTCCTGTAGTTGCTGTCTATCCTGCGTCCTTTACAGACCAAACAGGACAAAGAAAAAGCAACAGCGAATTTGCTTTATTTAGTACAGCTATAACACAACAACCAAACGCTTTACTTATTAGAGCTTTGAAACACGCTGGTAATGGTCAATTTTTTAGGGTAGTTGAACGAGTAGGACTAGACAACCTAACCAAGGAAAGACAGCTAATACGTAGTGCTAGAGAACAATCAACAGACGAAGAAGAAAAAAACAAAGCTCTTAGACCGCTTTTATTTGCTGGCATTTTAATTGAGGGAGCTGTTATTTCTTATGAATCTAACTTAGAAAGTGGTGGTTCTGGTGCTAGGTATTTAGGTGTTGGTAAAAGTGTTCAATACAGAGAAGACAACATAACTGTAAGTTTACGTATGGTTTCTGTTGCTACAGGCGAGGTTTTACTAGAAGTATTAAGTCAAAAGACCATATTTAGTTACGGCAAATCTGAGGACATATTTAAGTTTATTGAGGCTGGAACCGAGCTAGTGGAAGTAGAAATGGGTAACGCAAGAAATGAGTCATCAACCATAGCTTTAATGAAAGCTATAGAAGGAGGTGTGCTAGAAATCGTAAATGATGGTTATGAAAAGGGTTTCTGGATTTTACAAAATAATAACCAAGGAGTAGAATTAAATGATGAAGAAACTAAAATTGATGAGCCTGATTGTGATGCTGACTGCATCGACAATGTACGCGGCTGATAACGAAATATATGTAGACCAGTCTGGTACTGGTGCAAATATAGACCTAGAGCAACTAGGTATATCTAATATTATTGGTGGGTTAAACTCAACTGCTGGCAGTGTTAATGCTTTTGATTTAGACGGAAATAGTATGACACTAGATATTAATATGATTGGTGCAACTAATAAATTTTTAGGTGATATTTGGGCAGACAATTTCACAGGGTTTTATGAGTTTGATGGTGGAACAAATAGTTTTACTATTCAAGTTGACCCTAGTAATACTTATAGTTCTGATGGCTCAGACCAAAATGTAGATGTCACAGGCAGTGGAAACACGTTTACTTTAAATCAAGGTACAAGCGCGTTAGCTACAAATCTAAATTTAGATTGGATTATTCAAGGTTCTAACAACACAGTGACATCAAATATTAATATTGATGGAGCAACCAACTACATGGACATAGATGGTTCTGACAATACAATTACTTATACAGGTACAGGAGCCACAGCATCAGCAGGCGGATATTTTTGGTTAGACCATACCGGAGGTTCAAGAACATTTAATATTCAACAACTGAGTACCCAAGACAATGACTGGCTTAAAATTATATCCATTTCTGGCACTTCTGCTTCTACTGTTTGTGTCATTCAAAACGACCAAGGTACAAGCACAGGCTGTTGATATAGGTGACATATCTGAACTAAATGGCTCGGCACAAATTGTTAGAGATAAGCCATACGATGCAGATTTAAAGTTTGCGATACAAAGCAACGATGAAGCCATAACAACAAATGGTCGTATGGCCATTACATTTCTTGATGATTCTACTGTAAAGCTTACAGAACATTCACAGCTTTTAATTGATGAATATATCTATGACCCTGACCCAAGCAAATCAAAGATGGCTCTTACCTTTGGACTTGGCACGGCTAGATTTATAACAGGCAATCTAAATCGCATAGACAAACAAAACATTACTTTAAAAACACCTACAGCCAACATAGCTATTCGTGGCACTGATTTTACGGCTACAGTTGACGAACTTGGGCGTAGTCTAATTATTCTTTTGCCAGATGCTTTTGGTTTGTCTAGTGGCGAAATAGAAGTGGTTACAGCAATGGGGACAGTAATATTGAACAAACCTTATGAAGCTACTACAGTAAGTGTATTTGAATCAGCTCCTACAAAACCTGTGATTTTAGATTTAACTTTAGATGTTATTGATAATATGTTAATTGTAACGCCGCCTAAAGAACAAATTATCGCAGAAGAAGAAGTTACTAACACTCAAACTGATAGCGTTTTAGATTTTAATGACCTAGACATAGACTATCTTGCAGAAGATTATTTGAAAGAAGATAGTTTAGAATTTACAGAATTAGATATTAATTATCTTGACGTTAATTATCTTGAAGACTTACTTAATGTACTAGATGCTTTAGCTATTGATGAAGATGAGGATGCTTTAGCACAAGCAACTAGCACACAAATATCTGGCACTTTATTAGGCAAAGACCCCGAAACACAAATAACAACTCTAATTTCAGGTAATTTAATAAGTATGCGAAGAGAGGTAAATGAAAGTGTAAGAGTTGACTTAAACGGCTCTAACGCTTATACAGTAATATTAATACAAGATGGTATATCTAACGTTGTCAAAATAAATGGAGGCAGCGATAGTGTTATTACTATCACTCAAAGTGATTAAATGAAACGATTATTATTACCTCTACTTATAACACTGTCTTTACCATTATTATTTCAAAGCACGCCAACAGAAATACTAAAACTTAAAACTTTTGATGCATTGGTAAAAACACCAGAACAGTCAGGCAACTTTGTTATACTGAATATTACCGAAGAAGATGTGGAACGTGAAGGTGGTTGGCCTTTACCCAGACAAAGATTAGCTGAAATACAGCTAGAAATATTAGGTAAAGGTGCTGTTGGCGTTGGCTGGGTTATTAGTTTTCCACAAGCAGATAGGATGGGAGGTGATGAAGATTTTGCAAGGTCTTTAGGCTACGCTCCATCCGTAATAGCTATGTTTGAGGACGGTCAGGGTAAATATCCAAAATCAACTGGCACAGTTGTCATGGGTGATGATAATGGTGGTATAGTATCTTTGGGAGTTAAGGAAAACCTGAACACTCTAAAAAATAATACATTACAGGGTTTAGCCATTGCTCCCACTGACATAGACCAACTTGTTAGAAGAATACCTCTTTTAGTAAAAACCCCTGAAAACGAGTGGATTCCTAGTTTTGGCACACAAATATATAAAGCTTTATTTAATGTTAAAACTTATATTATAAAAACTAATGATAATGGAATATCAGAAATATCAATAAGAGGAATACCACCTGTTAAAACTGATAGTTTTGGTCGCAAATGGATTAGTTGGGTTGATACACCACAAACAGATTTACAAGAAATGGACGTAAATGGTAAGTTTGTTTTTGTAGGTGTTACTGCTAATGGAGTAATGCCACAAGTAGCCACGCCAGTTGGATTACTAGAACCACACAAGATTCAAGCAGCACTCGCTGAGTCCATACTTATACAAGACAGTCCTTTTATACCTGATTGGGCAATAGCAGTAGAACTTGTTATATTTTTAGTCACAGTTAGCCTTATATGGCTTGTTTTAATACGTTTTGGCATTACATGGGGAATTATATTAGGCTTAAGTATTATGGTTTCTACTGGCTCTCTTGGATATTACCTTATAAAAACAAACTTACTTGTTGATGTTACCTGGTCTTTAATATCACAGTTTATTACTGGCACCACAGCATTTTATATAAGATTTAGAGAGCAGTTCAAGTTAAGACTGCAAATTAAAAAACAGTTTGAACACTATCTTGACCCACGACAAGTCAAAAAATTACAAGATAATCCTAATTTGTTAAAACTTGGAGGCGAAAAAAAATATTGCTCGTTCTTGTTCACCGACGTCAGGGGATTTACAAATTTGTCTGAAAAATTAGAGCCTGAACAAGTAACAGACATAATGAATAAAGTATTAACTGCACAAGTTACTTGCATACAGGCACATGGTGGTATGGTGGATAAATTTATAGGTGATGCTTGTATGGCAATATTTGGAGCACCATTAGATTTAGATGAACACGAAAAAAAAGCAGTAGCTTGTGCTCAAGATATGCGTACTGCAATCATACAGCTACAAAAAGATTTACCAGAACCGATAGCTATTGGCATAGGTGTAAATTCTGGTGAAGCAGTAATAGGTAATATGGGTTCTGATACAAGGTTTGATTTTTCTGCTATTGGTGATGCGGTAAATGTAGCCGCAAGATTAGAGTCTGCAACAAAAGAAGCTGGTGTTGACATCTTAATTGGTAAAAATACTGCAAAAAATTGTAAAAATGTATTAAAATTACCAAAACCTATAAAAGTTAAAGGTAAAACAAAGGCTTTACAAATATGGACAGTTTAAAATGATGCAACAAATATTCATAGGTATAATTTTAGTTTTAGGCATGGGTTGTTATTGGCTATATCAAGAAAACTCAACTCTGAAAGCTAATAATGTAGTTTTAGAAGGTGCTATAGCCACACAAGAAGCAACAATTAAATCTATACAAGCCGACTATGAATTACAAACAAAACAAATGAATAATCTTGTTGTAAAAAGCCAAGAAGCACAAAAAGAACTTTCCAGATACACAAAATTTATACAAAACTATGAATTAGCTGAAAAGATACTAGCAGACCCAGTAGAAATGCAGAGGAAAATAAATAATGGAACAAAACATATTATGGAAAACATTGAGCAAATCAGCAGTGATGTTGATGGCCTTGATGATGGTTTACAGTTGCAGCCTGATACCGACTAAAAAAATAGAAGTATCAGCAAAACCTATAGATAGGAAAATAGTACAACCTATTATGCCTAGAGAAATAGACTTGCAAGAGCCTTTATGGATTGTGGTTACACCTGAAAACTACGAACAACAACTAGCCTTTATAGAAGAACAAGAGGGAGAGTTAGTATTTCTTGCTATGACTATTCCTGACTACGAAGTTATGGCATACAACATGCAAGAAATCAAAAGGTATATCACTGAACTTAAAGATGTAGTGGTGTATTATAGAAAAGTAACTACAACTGAGGAGCAAGAAAATGAGTAATTCACCAGAAGCATTTGTATATAAATGTAAACTAAAATCTGTAACTGATGGTGATACAGTAAGATTGGAAACTATTGATTTAGGCTTTTCTGTTCAACTACACAACAAAGCTGTCAGAATAAACGGCATTGATACACCAGAAAGCCGTATAAATATAAAAAAATACCCAGAAAGAACAAAAGAAAAAGAATTAGGTTTATTAGCTAAACAAAAATTGAAAGAATGGCTAGTAGGTGATATAACACTTAAATCTTATGGAACAGATAAATATGGAAGAGTTTTAGGTGACATATTCTGCGATAAAGGAAATATTGCTGAATTGCTTGAAAAAGAAAATCTTGCCGTACCTTATTTCGGTGGGACAAAAACAAAAAAATGGGGAGAATAATATGAATATTTCACAAGAAGGATTAGCACTAATTAAAAAATTTGAAGGCTGTGAACTTGAAGCTTATAAATGCGCTGCTGGCGTTTGGACAATAGGCTACGGCTCAACCAAAGGAGTCAAAGATGGTGACAGCATTACACAAGAAGAAGCAGACAACTTATTACTGCATGAAATGGAAGAGTATGAAGGTTATATAAACGACATGGTTGAGAATAAATTAAAACAAAACGAATTTGATGCTTTAGTTTCGTGGGTTTTTAATCTAGGCCCAGCTAATTTAAAAAGTTCAACTTTATTAAAAGTTTTAAATAGTTCACATCCAGATTGGAATGATATTCCTGCACAAATAAAAAGATGGAATAAAGCTGGAGGCAAAGTTTTACAGGGACTTATTAGAAGAAGAGAGGCAGAGGCTTTATTATTTGAAGGTAAAGAATGGCACGAAGTTTGACGATATGTAATACTAGCATCAGGCGTTTACGCTTAGAGCTAGGTTGCAAAAGTTATCGTCGCTACCTTGTGACTTAGCTCGTTTATGAAAGATGTATCATTTAAAGATTTTGATATTCTTTCTGAACAGGATAAATCAGAAGCCGTAGCTTTATTACAAAGATACGACCAGCTTGAAAAACAAGATGACTGTCAAAATGATTTTATAAGTTTTCTTAATCACATGTGGCCTGATTTTATTGAAGGCAGACATCATAAAATAATTGCAGACAAATTTAATCGTATAGCAGAAGGCAAGCTAAAACGTTTAATTGTATGTTTACCACCAAGACACTCTAAATCTGAATTTGCATCAACATTTTTTCCTGCATGGATGATGGGAAGACGCGGCAACTTAAAAATAATACAAACAACTCACACAGCTGAATTAGCTGTTAGGTTTGGTCGTAAGGTAAGAAATATTATAGATAGCACAGAGTATCAACATATATTTCCAGATTTAAAACTACAAGCAGATAACAAATCAGCTGGTCGTTGGACAAGCAACCAAGAGGGTGAGTTTTTCGCAGCTGGTGTTGGTGGTGCTATAACAGGTCGTGGTGCTGATTTATTAATAATTGATGACCCTCATAGTGAACAAGATGCTTTATCACCTAAATCTTTGGAATCAGCTTATGAATGGTACACATCTGGTCCTAGACAGCGTTTACAGCCTGGAGGCATCATAGTTATAGTTATGACTAGATGGAGTACAAAAGATTTGGTTGGAAAAGTTTTAAAAAAACAAGGCGATGAAAATGCAGACAAATGGGAAGTAGTAGAGTTTCCTGCAATTATGCCAGAATCAGATAAACCTCTTTGGCCAGAGTTTTGGAAAAAAGAAGAATTGTTAGGAGTGAAAGCATCATTACCTATATCTAAATGGAATAGCCAATGGATGCAAAATCCCACAGCAGAAGAAGGCTCTATAGTTAAAAGGGAGTGGTGGAATAGATGGGAAGATGAAGATGTACCACCATATAGTTATGTAATACAAAGTTATGATACCGCTTTTTCTAAAAAAGAAACTGCGGACTACTCAGCTATTACGACTTGGGCAATTTTTAATCGTGGCGATGAAAACAATGATGAAATAATTTTATTAGATGCAAAAAGACTTAGGTGTGATTTTCCTGAACTAAAAAAACTTGCTTTAGAAGAATACAGGTATTGGGAACCAGATTGTGTTTTAATTGAGGCTAAAGCCTCTGGAACACCTCTTACGCATGAACTAAGGCGCATGGGCATACCAGTTACATCTTACTCACCTAGTAGAGGACAAGATAAAATAGCACGTATGAACAGTGTTGCACCTATATTTGAGTCTGGAATGGTTTGGGCGCCCGAAGATGATTTTGCAGAGGATGTAATAGAAGAAATGGCTTCTTTCCCATTTGGTGATTATGATGATTTCTGCGATAGTGCTACAATGGCTTTAATGAGATTTCGTCAAGGTGGTTTTATATCTCTATATGAAGATTATCAAGATGAAGTAAAACTACTTAGTAAAAATAGGACGGTTTACTATTGAAAACTTTTGCAACTACTTTTGAATGGGATGGCGACCTACATGCAGGCCCACTAATACATGCAAAAAATTTTGAGCAAGCAAAATTAATAGCAGAGTATCATGGCCTTTTGATTGATGGTGAATTAGAGGCTATCATAGGAAGTGAAATAGGGTTGGAATCAAGTACAACCAAAAGGGTAATACATTAATTATGGCTATAGATAAACAATTAGGAACACAAGACGACCCAGATATTAGAAGAACTGGGTCTGCTGTTGAAATAGTACCAGACACAACTAGAGACGAACAAATTGCTGCTGCTGCACAAATATTGGTTGATGAAGAACAAGTTTTAATAGACGAAGAAATAACACCACAAGCACAACCAGAAATGAGTTTTGATGCAAACCTTGTAGACTTTATAGATGAAAACACCTTAGAAAAAATATCTAGTGATTTATTAGATTCTATAAGTGGCGATAAAGAATCAAGAAGTGAATGGGAAAAAACATACACAGATGGTCTTAAATATCTAGGCATGAAGTTTGATGAAACTAGGTCACAACCGTTTGAGGGCAGTTCTGGTGTAGTGCATCCAATTTTAGCAGAAGCCGTTACTCAGTTCCAAGCACAGGCTTATAAAGAAATGTTACCTGCGAAAGGACCAGTCAAAACTGAAATAATAGGTGCTAGAACGATAGAAACAGAAAATCAAGCTGAAAGAGTCCAAGAATTTATGAATTATTATATTCTTAATAAAATGGACGAGTATGACCCTGAACTTGACCAAATGCTTTTTTATCTTCCTTTAGCTGGCTCTTGTTTTAAGAAAATATATTTTGATTTTGTTTTAAATAGAGCAGTTGCTAAATTTATTGCACCAGAAGATTTAATCGTGCCATACGAAGCACCGGACATTAGTTCTGCTGAAAGGATTACACATGTAATAAGCATGTCGGCTAATGAAATTAAAAAACAACAAGTATCTGGTTTTTATGCCAATGTAGATATTGGCTCTGGTAGTTATAGTGAAGATATGTCTGATATATCAGAAGCTATAGATGAAATACAAGGTATATCTTCATCTTATAAAGAAAATAGAAATAGAACCGTATATGAAGTACATACAGTTTTAGATTTAGAGGGTTTTGAAGACATCAATCAAGAAGGCATGGAAACAGGTCTCAAACTACCATATATTGTTACTATTGAAGAAGATTCTCAACAAATATTATCAATTAGAAGAAATTACCGTCAAAATGACCCGCTTAAAAATAAAATAAATTATTTTGTTCAGTACAAATTTTTACCTGGATTAGGATTTTACGGCCTTGGTTTATCACACATGATTGGTGGACTATCAAAAGCTTCAACATCTATCCTTAGACAACTTATTGACGCTGGTACTTTAGCAAATCTTCCTGCTGGTTTTAAAGCTAGAGGTATGAGAATCAGAGACGAGGACGACCCATTACAACCAGGTGAGTTTAGAGATATAGATACTACTGGAGGCTCATTAAGAGAAAACCTCATACCGTTACCTATTAAAGAACCTAGCAGTGTTTTAATGCAATTACTTGGTATTTTAGTAGATTCTGGTAAAAGATTTGCTGCTATAGCTGACATGAATGTTGGTGACATGAATCAAGCCATGCCAGTTGGAACAACTGTTGCTTTATTGGAGCGTGGCACAAAAGTTATGAGTGCAATACACAAAAGATTGCATTACGCTCAAAGAATTGAGTTTGGATTACTAGCAAAAGTATTTAGTGAGTATTTACCGCCGGTTTACAATTATCAAATTGGCTCTGGTTCACAAGAAGTAAAACAAATGGACTTTGATGATAGAGTTGACATCATACCTATATCTGACCCTAATATATTTTCACAAAGTCAAAGAGTCACACTAGCACAAGAATTATTACAAATGGTGCAATCTAACCCTGAAATACATGGGCCTATGGGTATTTATGAAGCATATAAAAGAATGTATGCAGCTTTAGGTGTTGACAACGTAGATTCTTTACTACAACCACCGCCTGACATGACACCTAAACCTGTAAATGCTGGACAAGAAAACGCTGGGTTACTTTTAGGACAGCCTGCACAGGCTTTTCCTGAACAAAACCATGAAGCTCACTTAGAAGCACATAAAAGTTTGTTTTTAACAGAAATTGTAAAACAAAGTCCACAAGTTCAAGCTTTGATAATTAGTCACTGCATGCAACATTTACAATTTTTAGCAGGACAAATGGCACAAGAACAGATGCCTCCAGAAGTTCAACAAAGAATACAAGAGATACAAGCACAAATGCAACAAGTTAGTCCAGAAGAGGCTGCACAAATACAGCAACAAATACAAATGATTATTGAGCAATATAGTTCTTCTATAATGGCACAATTAACTAGCGAATTTTTACAATCAATAGGTGTCGGTGGTAGCGAAGACCCACTTGTAGATATAAGAAAAAGGGAGCTTGACTTAAAAGATAAAGAATTAGATATGGAATCTGAACAATTTGGTTTAAAACAAAATCAAAGACAACAAGAAAAAATGATGGATAGTCAATATCAACAACAAAGATTAGATGTGCAAAAACAAATAGCAGATGATAAACTTGATGTAGCTATAAATAGACTAAAACAAAACGCTGATTTAAAATTATTAGAGTTAGAAAATAAAATACGGGGAATACAATGACAACATCATATAAATTAGAAGCTATAGCAAAATTAAAAGCTGAAAAAAAACAAATGCGACAGCAAGAAGCTATAGAATTAAAACAACAACAAGAAGCCGAAGATAAGGCGCATCAAGAAAATATGGCTAGAATTGAAAAAAAGATGGCTATAATAAATGGTGAACAGGTTGTTGAAAAAAAACCTAAAAAACAAGTAAAAAAAACACAGCCAAAAAAAGTAGCTGCAAAAAAAACAGTCGCAAAAAAAAGAGGCAGACCAAAAAATAGTAAATAAATGGACGATATAGAATTAATAGAAAAAATTAAAAAGACCATATCTGAAAGAGAACTGCAAATACAAGAAACACTAATGTCTGGTGGACTAAAAGATATTGAACATTATAAATATTTGCAAGGAGAGCTTTCTGCTTTATACTATATTGCAAATGCAATTAGTGACATAGGCAAAGATATATGACAGATGTACAAAAAAATAACGTAATGGCAAAAAAATTAGCAGAAGCTTATGTTGAGCCAGATGCGATAGTTTTAGACCCAGAAAAATTAGATAAAACAATTTTAGACAGGATGCCACAACCGACAGGATGGAGAATGTTAGTTTTACCTTATGCTGGTAAAGCAAAAACAGACGGTGGTATCATACTTACAAAACAAACAACAGACCGCGAATCTTTAGCTACAGTAGTAGCTTATGTGGTAAAAAAAGGACCACTTTGCTATAACGATAAAAAACGTTATGGCGATACTCCGTGGTGTGAAGAAAAACAATGGGTTTTAATAGGGCGTTACTCTGGCTCTAGGTTTAAACTTGAAGATGGTGCAGAGGTCAGAATCATTAATGATGATGAGGTTATAGCCACCATTCTCAATCCAGATGATATAGTGAGCTTATGACGATAGAAAATGAAAACAAACAAATTCAACCAGAAGTTGAAGAAATACAGGTAGAGGTTACTGATTCTGAATCACAGGAGGTGTCTCAAAATGCTTCTAGTGAAGATGAACTAGAAAATTACACAAAAGGTGTATCAAAAAGAATTAATAAATTAAATGCTAGAAAAAGAGCTGCTGAGGAAAAAGCACAAGCTTTAGAACAAGCATTACAACAAAAAGAGGCTGAGGTACATAATTATTATCAGCATGCAGTTCAAGCACAACAAACTTCTCTTGCAAAAGATGAAGAATTGATGTCTATAAAAGAACGTGAAGCAAACGAATTGTTTAAAAAAGCGCATGAGTCTGGTGATGCTGAAATGATTTCTAAGGCAGATAGTCTTAAAAATGAAGTTTCTATACAAAAAGAAAAAGTAAGAATAGCAAAACAAAGACAAACAGATTCTTATAGTCAAGCACAAGCTCAAACTCAAGTGCAGCCACAACAACAAGCGCAACAACAACAAGTAGTACCAACACAAGAAGCTTTAGATTGGGCATCTGAAAACAAATGGTTTGGTGAAAATCCAGAAGCAACACAATATGCTCAATTTACGCATGTAAATTTAGTTAATGAAGGATTTGAACCAGATTCAAATGAGTATTACAATGAATTAAACCAAAGAATTGGTAAAGTTTATCCCGATTTAAAATCGGATAATGCTGAACAAAGTGAGGGCAGACCCGCTGTGCAAAGAGTCGCCTCAGCCTCCGTAGGAGGTCGGCAAAAAACACAAGGCAAAAAGAACGGTGTGCAATTTTCAAAAACAGAAGTTGACAGACTCCGTGGATTAAAGCCATACGGCATGACGGAAGACGTTTGGTTAAAATCCGTTGCTAAAGAAAAACAACGCATTGCATCTAGGGAGGCAAAATGACAACAGAAGAAAATAATGAAATGACACATTCCAGAAATTCCCGTGAATCCGAGCAGCACGCTAAAAATACTCGTAGACAACCATGGCGACCAGTAAGAAAACTTGAAACTCCTGCGCCACCAGAAGGGTACGAATATCGTTGGATAAGAGAATCCATGCTAGGGCAAGAGGACAAAGCAAATGTAAGTAGAAGAATTAGAGAAGGATGGGAACTCGTAAGAGGAACAGACTTACCTAGTGAGTATGCTTATCCTACTGCTGATGAAGGTGCACATGCTGGTCTTGTTTATAGTGAAGGACTTTTATTAGCAAAAATACCTATCGAAACAAAGGAACAACGTAATGAATATTACGAAGACCAAACCCGTCTTAAAAAAGAAGCTTTAGATAACAATATGTTTTCTGATGCCAAAAAAGACGGTAGATATGTTAAGTATGATGCTGATAGAAGGTCTAATGTTACTTTTGGGAAAAAGTAATAATCATATTTAGGAGAATATAAAAATGGCTAATAAAGATAGCGCATTTGGATGTAAACCTGTTCGTATGATGGGCGGAGCACCCTTTTCTGGCGGTCAAAGCCGATATAGGATTGCTAGTGGGGCTACAACACCTATCTTCCAAGGCGACTTGGTAACTCAGCTTACAGCTGGGGTTATAGGTAGACACACCGCAACTGGAACCGTTCCGATTGTTGGAGTGTTCAATGGTGTTCAGTACACTGACCCAACCACAGGCGAACAAGTGTTTAAAAACTATTATCCTGGAAGCATCGCTGCTTCTGATATAATAGCAAGCGTCGTTGATGACCCTAATGTTGTTTTTGAAATACAAGGAGACGCAGCAATGCCTGTGGCCGACTTGTTTGGAAATTTCGACATTGTTGATGGTTCACCAGTTGGCGATACTTCATCTGGGATTTCTAACATGGAAATTGCAGTCAGCACTGGTAATACCACTGCTACTCTGCCTTTGAAAGCGTTAGATATATCTCAGGACCCTGATAACGATGATGTTTCATCATCAAATACTAATGTCCTTTGTGTCATACAGAATCATATCTGTGGACAAAAAGGTGCTGGTTTAGCATAAGGAGATAAATAATGGCAATTTCAAGAGCACAATTAGCGAAAGAGCTAGAGCCTGGTCTAAACGCACTTTTTGGGATGTCCTATGATGAATATAACGAGGAATATAAAGATATTTTCGTTATTGAAGATTCTAATAGAGCATTTGAAGAAGAAGTCTTGGTAACAGGGTTTGGTTCCGCACCACTTAAGTCCGAAGGACAAGGGGTTCAATTTGACAACGCATCTGAAAGTTACAGTGCACGTTATACACACGATACAGTGGCGTTAGCGTTTGCTTTAACAGAAGAAAGTGTTGAAGATAACCTCTATGACTCACTCGGAAAAAGATATGTTAAAGCATTAGCAAAATCAATGGCTAACACTAAGGAAGTCAAAGGTGCTGATGTTTTAAATAATGCTTTCTCATCTAGCTTCACAGGAGGCGATGGTGTATCACTTATTAACACTGCACACCCACTTTCAGGTGGTGGTACAGCTGCGAACAGAGCTACTACTATGGCTGACTTAAATGAAGCATCATTGGAAGATAATCTTATTGATATATCAACCTTTACAGATGACAGAGGCTTAATTATTTCTGTGCAAGCGGACAAACTTATTGTCCCACCACAATTAGTTTTTGTGGCTGACAGAATACTTAACTCTCAAGGCAGAACTGGAACAGCTGATAATGACATTAACGCAATTAAAAACACAGGTGTATTACCTGGTGGTTATGCAGTTAATCATTATCTTTCTGACCCAGATGCTTACTTCATCCTTACATCTGTTAATAGCTCAGGCGAAGGTCTAAAAATGTTCCAAAGGTCTCCAATGGAAACCTCTATGGAACCAGACTTTTCTACTGGCAATATCAGATATAAAGCAAGGGAAAGATATAGCTTCGGTTTCTCTGATTGGAGAGGAATCTACGGCTCACAAGGTGCATAGTTAGAAGTCGTAATACACTTTATTACTCAGTATTACAATAAAAGGGCCAGTTTAGGCCCTTTTTTTTGGTCTAAATTAATTAAAAATAATGTATGTAAATAGTTGCATAAAGTTGCAATATTTAGTATATTAACTATGTGAGATATTTAATTAAAAACCAAAAGGAGGAAAAATGGCTTTAACTAGAGATTTTTACATACCAAAGGCTTCAATAAAAATTGAAGATTCTAATACAGATGCAGTTGCTTACATCAATGACTACGATGATGGCACAAAATATACAGCAATGGTGTTTGCTGGCAAAAGAAGCAAGTATGACAAATACTATAGTTTCAAAACAGCAGAGAGAAGAGACGAGTATGTTAAACAATACTTTGAGGACATAGCGGACAGCTACGAAAGCAAAAAGAAATATGCTGAAAAGAAAAAAGCCATGGCTGCTGAAAACCAAGACAAGTACAAAGTGGGAGAAATACTTTATAGCTCTTGGGGTTATGACCAAACCAACATCAACTTTTACCAAATAGTGAAGAAAACTAAAAGTATGATTACTATAGAAGAAATTGGTAAAGAATACTTAGATACTAAGGGCGCAAGTGAGGATTTAGTGAAGCCTGTAAAAAACGCTTTTATTGGTAAAGAAATGAGAAAGAAAGTTGGACCTTATGGGGTTTCTATTTCTTCTTTTGAAGATGCTAGTCTTTGGGATGGAAAACCTAAATATCAAACTGCTTATGGTTGGGGACGCTAATGACACCGATAACTAAAATATTTGTAGACATGGACGGTGTTCTCGCTGACTTTGTGAGAGGAGTGCAAGGACCTAAATACTTAAATGGTCCTTTAGTTAACGAGAATACTTATGATGATAGAAAAGTTGAGCTATCTAATAAAGGTCTTTTTGCAGATTTACCACTTATGCCAGATATGCACTATTTAATTGAATATGTAAAAAACTTTGGAGTGGATTGGGAAATACTTACCGCATCTGGTGTACTTAACAGAACCAAAGTAGTGCAAGATAAAATTTATTGGATTAGAAAGTATGTAGATAAAGATGTTTTTATTACGGCAACATTAAAAGGCAAGCATAAAGCTGTTTATGCAAGACCTGATTATGTGTTGATTGATGATAGAAAAGATAACATAGAAGCCTGGACCAATGCAGGTGGCATAGGAGTGTTGCATACCAGTGCGGCTGATACGATAAAACAGCTTAGAAATTACCAAGACACTTTGGTTGCACAAAATACAGCCTAGTAGTATTATCAATATTGTAGAACTAATTGTTGCGGGCATGGTGCTTGCAATGGCTAATTTATAGGAGGCTGATTATGACTACGCATTTTACTTCGGGTGTTACCAATGTTTCTGGAGACGGTTCATTAGGTAAATTAAAAGCACCTGCACCACACAAGTATCATTCATACTTTAATGATTTTGATACTTATTTAGCGTCCGATTGGACAATAACTACAACTGAGGACGGCACTGGTTCCGCAACAGAGGCTTTGGCCGATGGCGATGGTGGTATTTTGTTAGTAACAAATGCTGCTGGCGATAACGACAATGACTTTTTTCAGTTAGTAAAAGAAGGCTTTAAATATGAAAGCGGCAAACAGTTAGCGTTTCAAATTAGATTTAAAACTAATGATGCAACACAAACTGATATTGTTGCTGGTTTACAGCTAACTGATACTTCACCATTAGATGTAACAGATGGTATTTTCTTTTTAAAATCAGATGGAGCTGCAACAATCAGTTTTATCGTTGAAAAAGATAGCACACAATCTACATTGACTTTGCCTAATTCATTGGCAGATGATACTTTTATGACTTTAGGATTTATTTATGACCCTAAAGACCAAAAGTTTCATGTGTTTCAAAATAATGTATTAGCAGGCACAGTGGTTAGCACAAATGTTCCAGATAACGAAGAACTTACAGTTTCTTTCGGTATTCAAAATGGAGCTGCTGCTGCAAAGACCTTAAGTGTTGATTACATTGGTGCTCATAAAGAACGTACAGCAAACACTGAACTTTAAGGAGTAAAACATGGCTGATGCAGTAACTTCACAAACCATCCAAGATGGTGAAAAAACCGCAATTTTAAAATTTACCAACGTGTCAGATGGCACTGGTGAGTCAGCTGTAAAAAAAGTAGATGTTTCTGCGCTATCTAAAAATAGCGCAGGACAAACTTGTACCTCTGTTTCTGTTTCAAGAATTTATTGGGCAACATTTGGTATGAGCGTTAAACTTGAGTTTGATGCAAGTTCAAATGTACTTTTGGTTCATTTACCAGCAGACAGCACAGGCGATGAGTATTACGATTTATTTACAGGTATTCCAAACAACGCAGGTAGCGGTGTTACAGGTGATATTGACTTAACCACAGTTGGGCATAGCAGCGGTGACGCTTATACAATAATTTTAGTTCTAACTAAAAATTATTAAGACTGATGGCGGTTAAAAAGCCTAAAAGAAAAGCTAAACCAATAGCAAAGACAGTAGGCAAAGGCGGTAATTACCGCTCCACCAAAAGTGGAGCGGGCATGACCAAAAAAGGTGTTGCTGCTTATCGTAAGAAAAATCCTGGCTCAAAATTAAAAACAGCAGTAACAGGTAAAGTAAAAAAAGGTAGCAAAGCGGCAAAAAGACGAAAGTCTTATTGTGCAAGGTCACTTGGACAATTAAAGAAAAGCTCTGCTAAAACTAGAAATAATCCTAATTCAAGAATTAGGCAAGCAAGAAGAAGGTGGAAATGTTAAATGGCTAATAAAACACAAAAGAAAAAAATAAACAAAGTTATAAAAGGTTTGAAAAAAGCAAGTAATTTACATGCAAAACAAGCAAAAACTTTAGGCGCCTTAAAATTAAAAAAAGGTGGTGGTGCTAAATCTAAAACACCAGCTAATGTAGCTAATCCATCTATTTATGCTAGAGCCAAAGCTAAAGCAAAAGCGAAGTTTGACGTATATCCGTCGGCTTATGCAAATGCCTACATGGTTTCTGAATACAAAAAAATGGGTGGTAAATACAAAGGTGCTAAGAAAAAAGCAGCTGGTGGTGAAATGAGTTTGAAACCTATCCCATCTGCAAACAAAGGCTTACCCAAACTACCAAAAAAAGTAAGAAACAAAATGGGTTTTATGCAAGCTGGTGGTGCTGTAAAAATGGTACAAGGCAGAGGTTGCGGAGCTATGATGCAAAGCAAACGTAAAAAAACTAGAGTGCCTAGCAGTTAAAAATGAGTTTAACCAAGTGGTTTAAAGAAGATTGGGTTGATATTGGCTCGCCAAAAAAAGGTGGTGGCTTTGATAAATGTGGCAGGTCAAAACAAAAAAAAGACGCTAAAAGAAAATACCCAAAGTGTGTGCCAGCTGCCAAAGCTGCACGCATGACTAAATCAGAAAAAAAATCAGCAGTAAGTCGTAAACGAGCTAAAAAACAAGGCGTTGGTGGTAAGCCAACAAATGTAAAAACTTTTGCCGCAAAAGGTGGTAAAATAACTAAAAATTCAAATATGGGATTATTTGGAAGGAGATAATATGAAAGGAACTAAATACATGGCTAAAGGTGGCGGCATGAAAGGCACCAAGTACATGGCTAAAGGTGGTGCTATGAAAGGCACTAAATATATGTCCCTGGGTGGAGCAGCAAAATCAGAAATGAAAGCTAATCCAGGTATGGGTAAAATGCCTAAATCAGTCGTTAATGCGCTTGAGAGAACAGGTAAAGTTGCTTTGACGCTTGCAAGCGGACCCATAGGTGTGGCAGCAAGAGCCGCGTCTATAAGAGCCAAAGGCAAGCCAAAAGGACCAGTAAGCGGTAGAGCTGGCGGTGGTGCTATGAAAGGTACTAAGTACAGAGCTGGCGGTGGTGGTATGAAAGGTACTAAGTACAGAGCTGGCGGTGGTGGTATGAAAGGTACTAAGTACAGAGCAAAAGGCGGAAAAAGGTAAAACTTTTTAATTAAATAAGGTGGCGTATTTAATATCAAATATCCCGCAGTTTAAATGCTGGGTAAGAAAAGAGTTTACAACTAATCATCAACACGGACACGGTGAATATCTGCATGCTTTAGCGTTTGCAGTAAATACAATTCCAGATAGGTCTCTTTCCTTTCAAGTGGTCTTTACAGGCTGCGAGACCGACTTTGAAAATTATCCAGATGAAAACGTACATGGTGGCGCTATGTGGGCCCGTATGCCTATTCAAGCTTTAGTAGCAGATGTTCCTTTACAAGAGTGGCCAAACCCAATGCAAGACCATTTAGCTCAACCCTGGGATTGTCTAAGTCATCATCATAGTGTGGTTACATTAGATAGGGTTAGTTCAAGTCCTTGGTATTGTAAAATTGATGGTGAGTTTTATTTAGGTAAATATATGTTTACTGTAGATTATACTGAACATTCAATAGCTGACGACTCAGCTCAACACAAACAATCACACGTGTTATACTTAACCGATGCTGGTGACTATACTGGTAACTTTGTTGCTTTGCCCAATAACAGAGTAAGAGCAACTAACCCAGCTTTGTGGAGAACAGGTGAGGGTGCTCCAGATTTTGCACCGTCACAATGGGTACATTCAGCCGAGGCACATGAAAGCTACACAGACCCAGTGGCTACATTTGACAATTTGTATGCCTCAGACGAAGATAGAGAGTAATTATGGCATTATCTGGAAGCAAAGACTTTGAATTAGATGTAGCAGACTACGTTGAAGAAGCGTTTGAGCGTTGTGGCTTAGAGCTTCGCACTGGTTACGATTTAAAAAGTGCTACTAGAAGCCTTAATTTAATGCTTGCAGAGTGGGCCAACAGAGGTTTAAACCAATGGACAGTAAAAGAAAAAACTGTTGCTATGGTTAAAGATACAGGAGCATATAACATTGATAGCACTAACGCTACAGCACCCATAGATGTTCTTGATGTCTATATTAGAGAAACAGAAGGCACAGAAACTACTGATTTGCCTATGACAAGATTAAGTAGAGCTGAATATTCACATATAACAACTAAATCAAGCACAGGCAAACCTAATCAATTTTTTATTGATAAACAATCAACTCCAACAATTACTGTTTGGCCAGTTCCGGATAAGTCTAGCACTTACACTGTTTACATGAATGTTTTAACAAGAATGGATGATGCTGACGCTGGAGCAAATACTTTAGATATGCCTTTTAGATTTTACCCATGTTTAGCAGCAGGACTAGCTTATTATATGTCACTTAAAAGAGCACCAGATAGAACACAAATGTTGAAAGCTTTGTATGAGGAAGAGTTCCAAAGAGCTTTATCTACAGATGAAGACCGAGCATCTTTTAAAATTTCACCAAATTTAAGGAGCTACAGTAACGCATAATGTCTTTTGCATCAGGTAAACGCTCATACGGCATCTGCGATATATCTGGTTTTAGATATAAATTGCATGATATGCGTAAAACTTGGGATGGCTTATTGGTTGGACCAGATATGTGGGATGCAAAACATCCACAACTAGAACCAAAGCCAGCTCCAGAAGACCCACAAGCTATTAGAAATGCAAGACCAGATAAAGCAGACGATAATAGAAAATTTTTAGTCTATACTAATGTTGGTGATGGTAAATTGGGTAGTGTATTATCTACATTTGAGGTTTCATCAAATGTTGGTGAGGTAACGGTGACAACATGAGTTTTACATACAGTACATTAAAAACAGCTATACAAGATTACCTACAGGTCTCTGAATCTACATTTACAACACAACTTCCAACATTTATAACAGAAGCAGAAGACCGTATATTTTCTTTCGTGCAGTTGCCAGAACAACGTAAAAACGTTCAAGGTACTGTAACAACAGGCAATAGATTTTTAGCAACACCTACAGATTTTTATGCACCTATGAGTTTGGCTGTAATAAGTTCAAGCACATACGACTATTTAGATTTTAAACATCCATCATTCATAAAGGAATATTCATCTGGAACTACTCGCTCTAAACCGAAATATTACTCTTTGTTTGATGATGCGGCATTTGAAGTATCGCCTATACCCGATTCGGATTATACGGTTGAGCTTCATTATTTACATAAACCAGTCTCTTTGACTGCTGGTAGCGACTCTGGCACAACATTTTTGTCAACTGATTATTCAGATGCTTTGTTGTATGGCTCTTTAATAGAAGGAGCAATATTTTTAAAAGAACCGCCTGACGTTATCACTCAATTAGAGGGACGTTTCAAGGAGGCGGTAGCCAGAATGAAAAACACATCAGAAGGTCGTGGAACACGCGACGAATACAGGTATGATTCAGTCCGCTCTAGCGTGAGCTGATGAACAGAATAGAAAATTTAGAAGGCAAAAAAATTGCCCTAGTAGGACTTGGTATATCACAAGTTGATTTTGCAATAGGATTACAAAACGGCAGAGAGTGGGATGAGGTTTGGTGTATAAACTCAACTGCCTCTACTTATCCATGCGACCGTATATTTATGCTAGACCCTGCAAGTAGGTTTTTTGATACTGACGATGCAGGTAAACAAACATCTGTTATGTGTCGTGTTTTAGAAGAAACAGAAACACCTGTTTATACTTGTGAGTTAGACCCTAGAATTAAAAATCCTGTTATGTACCCAATAGAAGAAGTTTGTAACGCAACAAAATGTGCCTATCTTAACAATACTGTTGCTTACGCTATAGCTTTTGCTTTGTGGAACAAGGTTGGTAGACTAGATTTATTCGGCATAGATTTTTCATACAAAGAAAATATGCACTTTGCAGAGGCAGGTAGAGCCTGTGTTGAGTTTTGGATAAGCAAATGTATGAGTGAAGATATATTAATTGGTATAAGCGGCAGGTCAACAGTTTTAGATTCCAATGTGCCAGCTACAGAAAAACTTTATGGTTTTCACAGATTAAACAAACCATTAGTAGCAGTTCCACATGAGGGTAAGTTTATTATCGGACCTTATCAAGATATAAATAAACAATTAGAACAGCATGGTTTGAAAATAGATGAGAATGTAGTTCCGCCAGAACCATATAAAGGATGAGCGTAGAAAGCGATTTTGTTTTAGGTCAAGTTGGTATTACAACAACAGATGGCAAAGGACATGACCCAGAATTTTGGGCAGCACAAGCAACTAAGAAAATTTGCGACATTTCTAACGATGCACCTGAGCATATAAAACAGCAGGCTTTGGCTTTTCAAAATCAAGTTTATACTGTAATCTTACATAGTATGAAAAATGCAATTAAGTCACAGAACACGACTTATGCAAATTTATTAGAAAAACAGGGCCACAGCGACATGGCTAAAATATTGAAGGAGCTATAATGGCAATAACATCAGCGATATGTACGAGTTTCAAGCAAGAGTTGCTTGTTGGCACACATAATTTTACAGCAACAAGTGGTAACAGTTTTAAATTAGCCTTGTATAGCAGTTCTGCAACACTAGGAGCTGGCACAACTGCTTACGTAACTACAGGTGAGGCTACAGGCACAAACTATACTGCTGCTGGCTCTGCACTTACGTCAGTAACGCCAACAACATCTGGCACTACTGCTATTTGTGATTTTGCAGACTTAACATTTAGTAATGCTACGGTAACAGCTAGAGGTTGTTTAATTTACAATGACACACAATCTGACAAGGCTGTTGCTGCAATAGATTTTGGTGGAGACAAAACTTCTACTGCTGGAGATTTTACTATTGTTTTTCCAAGCGCTACTGCAACAGGCGCGATAATTAGGTTAGCGTAAATGTCGTGTTATGCCGCTATCAAAACTTAATTTTAAGCCTGGAATAAACAAAGAGGAAACCGACTATTCAAATGAAGGTGGTTGGGTTGACGGCGATAAAATTCGTTTTAGAAAAGGTCGCGTAGAAAAAATTGGCGGCTGGGAAAAGCTTAACTCAAATTCAATTATAGGCTCTGCTAGAGCTTTGCACTCATGGATTTCATTAGGTGGTAATAAATATTTAGGTGTAGGCACAACTAATAAATATTACATAGAAGAGGGCAACACTTATAACGATATAACACCTATAAGAAAAAACACCACAAATGCCGCTACTTTTGCTGCAACTAATGGTTCTGCTACGCTTACTGTAACCGATAGTAGTCATGGTGCTGTAAGTGGAGATTTTGTTACTTTTTCAAGCGCTGTCAGTTTAGGTGGTAATGTTACCGCTGCTGTTATAAACCAAGAATACCAAATTAGTTTAGTTACTGGCACAAACACTTATGAAATTTCAGCCAAAGATACAAGTGGTGCAACAGTCACAGCAAATGCAAGTGATAGTGGCAATGGAGGTTCTGGTACCGATGCAGCATATCAAGTAAATTCTGGCTTAGAGTTTTATGTTGAATCAACAGGTTGGGGTGTTGGTACTTGGGGAGCTGGAGCTTGGGGTTCATCTACTGCATTGAGCGACACTAACCAACTTAGATTATGGACACATGATAATTATGGCGAAGATTTAATAATAAATCCTCGCGGCGGAAGTATTTATAGATGGGTTGAAAACGATGGTCTTACAACGAGAGCAGTAAAGCTTTCTGCCGTATCTGGCGCAAACTTAGTGCCAACACAAAGCTTGCAAGTATTAACGTCAGAAACCGATAGGCATTTAATAGTTTTAGGCGCAGACCCAATAAGTAGTGGTTCTAGGACAGGAACTTTAGACCCTATGTTAATTGCATTTAGTGACCAAGAAAATCCCTTAGAGTTTGAACCACTTGCAACAAATACCGCAGGTTCTCTAAGATTATCTTCTGGTTCTTCTATTGTAGGCGGCTTAAAAGCTAGACAAGAAGTTTTAATATGGACAGATACATCTTTGTATTCAATGAATTTTATTGGACCACCTCTCACATTTGCTGTAAACCTAATTAATGAAGGTGCAGGACTTATTGGCCCTAAAGCTGCTGCAAATTCACCAAAAGGTGTTTTTTATATGTCTAAGAAAGGTTTTTATTTTTACAATGGCGCTGTGCAAAAGTTACCATGCTCAGTGCAAGACTATGTTTTTTCTGATTTAGATGAAAGCCAAGCGTTTAAATGTTTTGCAGGTCTGAACGAAGAGTTTAGCGAAGTTTGGTTTTTTTACCCTTCAACTACTGATAATGAAACAGAAATATCTAGGTATGTAATTTACAACTATGAAGAAAACTCTTGGAGCATAGGCTCATTAGAAAGATATAGCTGGTTAGCAGCTGGCGTACTAAATAAACCTTTAGCAGCTGGTGAAGCAAGTTCAACCAAATACGTTTATGAGCATGAAAAAGGTTTTAACAATGATAGCGATTCAATGGACGGTGTTTTTATAGAGTCAGCTGACATAGATATTGCAGATGGAGAAAATTTTGTATTTCTTAAAAAAATACTTCCAGATATATTGTTTGTAAATCAAGTTGGCACAAGTCAAAATCCAGCTATAAATGTGGTTGTTAAAAGACGTGATTTTGCAAATCAAACCTTAACCACTGATTCTACAACACAGATTACATCAAGCTCTACATTTGGTTCATTACGTTCGCGCGCTAGACAATTTGTTTTAAGGTTTGAGTCCGATGATGACACCTCTGAAACAGATAGAAAAAATTATAAGTGGAGGCTAGGAAGCACAAGAGTAGAAGTTCAACCGTCAGGACGTAGATAATGAGTAAATTACTACCAACTCAGTTGCCTTTTGCTCAAGGTGAAACAGTTTCAGCAGATACTTTTAACAGATTAATTAGAATATTAGAAATAAACCTCAGTTCTGTAGACCCAGACGCTATAAAATCATATAACTCCACAGACATTAGCGAGTTGCAATTTGCCACAGGTGCTATTATATTTAACTCAACGACAGAGGTTCATCAAGCTTTTGATGGCACACAGTTTAGAAACCTGTATGAACATCAAACTTATTTGACTGGACTTTCTGCTACAATGAGTTTAGGAACAGTAACAGTGAGTACGCCATAATGATAAATGAATTATTGAGAAAAAGAATACTAGGACTAACAGGCGACGCTTCTATGTTGCCTCCAGAGCGTTTAGAAGGTGATGGCGACGCTTTTGGGCCTGGTGTCTTGTCTAACCAAGACAAAGCAATAGCAGAGCAATTAGGCATAAATCCTGATACGGCTCAGGTGGTGGGTGACCAGCAACTTCAAGAACAAATAGAAATGTACAAAAGAATAATGCGAGACCAAGCAGGAAAAGGTGCTATATCAGATAGAGAAATGGAAATATTTAAAAGCACTATGCCTACAGAAATGCCGGACATGAGTCGAGAAGAACAAGAATCTATGCAAATACTTATGCAACGTGGTCAAATGCAAGAACAAGCTCCAATGAGAGGTATTGCACAAGAAATTGCTGCTCAAGGCGAAGGTGAAGATACACAACTTGCTCATTTGAAACCAGGTGAAGTAGTTTTACCACCAGAGTTTTTTGAAGATGATAGATTTGAGGCGATGGTTGAGAGTAAATTTAAAGAAATTGGAGTAAACCCAGAAGAGGCTGTTGTTGGTACAGGTATAGCTACACTAAACCCAATCACAGGATTAGAACAATTTGGATTCTTCAAAAAGATAGGCAAAAAACTAAAAAAAGTAGTTAAAAAAGTTGCTCCCATTGCAGCCTTTATACCTGGGGTTGGTACAGCTCTTGGTGGCGTTCTTGGTGGTATTGGCGGACTAACCACTAAAATACCTGGAATTGGCGGTTTACTAGGAAAAGCAGGTACTTTTTTATCTAGCACAATTATAGACCCTTTAGCTAAAGCAGGCATACCAGGCCTATCACCTATTGCAGGTGGTGTTGGACAAGGTTTTGGAGGCATTGGTTCTGGCATACAAAATCCTCTTGCAGGTGGTATATTTGGTCAAACAGGCTCTACCTTTGCAGGCGGTCCCTCATCAGGACAAGGTTTAGCAAACAGATTTGGTTTGGGTAGTGGTACACAAAGCCAAGTAACTACTGCAAACTTACAAACAAACGCACAAAATGCTTTAAATAGCTTGACTCCACAACAATTAGCTGCAATGCCAGCAGGACAGCTTCAACAATTACAACAACTTGCCGCTGGAGGCGGTAGCGGTATCTTAGGTCGTTTAACAGGCGGTAGCGGCGGAATTGGTGGCGCTGGCGGTAGCGGTGGAGGCGGAGGCTTTTTAGGAGGTCTTGGTAATTTTGCAAAGACAGCTGGTATCGGAGCTTTAGCTGCTGGTTTAGGTAAACTAGCTTACGAAGACGCTAAAAAACAAACGGGCGTTCCTTTAACCCCATTAACAACCATGAGTCCAACAGGTAGATACAATATTGAAGCTGAAATAGCTAGAAGAATGGGACAAGAGACACCAAACCCAGTTGAGTTTGGTTTACTGCCTGCAAATACTTTCCCAGAATTATCTGGTGGCAAGCCAGCAGGTATGATGGATGGAGGTGCTGTTCAAGGTTTACAGAGCGGCATACAAAATATGCCTAGCAGTAGAACACCAGAAATGATGATGTTTTCTATTGATGCTGAAATACAAAATCTTATGACTGAATACGATATGGTAGTTCGTAATAACGAATTACAAAGAGCGCAAATGATAGCTGACCAAATCGACCAATTACAACAACAGAAAATACAAATACAAGCTCAAAATGAACCAAGTCAAAAAGGCATTGGTTCTATGCAAATGATGATGTACGGTGGTGCTGTAGAAGATTTAACAGGCGGCATGGCTTCGGGCATGATGTATGGCGGGCCTGTAATGGCTTACGCGCAAGGTGGAGCAGTGCAAATGCAAGAAGGCGGTGGTATGGACCCAAGCCAATTTCCAAGAATGGATGGCGATATAAATGGTCCAGGTACAGAAACCAGTGATGACATACCAGCTATGTTAAGCGATGGTGAGTTTGTAATGACAGGACAAGCTGTAAGAGGCGCTGGCTCATACGAAATGCAATCAGACCCTAGCGGTATTATTAGTTTAATGCCAACTATGGATGAAAACAGAGAAAGAGGTATGGATAATATGTATGCAATGATGGATGTCTTTGCAAGCAAAGCTAAGGAATCGTAATGGGTTTTTTGAAAAATTTAATCAGAGGTGTAAACGACATAAAGCCACCCAGTCGTGGTTTAAGGCAACCGATAAGAAATATAAATTTTCCACCTATAAGACGTATGCCAATGCCTGCGCCTATGCCTATTGTTCCATCAAGTCCATTGGTGCCACCTCGTTCTATTGGTGATATAAACAGATTAATACCTTCATTAAATGGATTACCTCCTACAATAGCACCACCTCCAACAAATGTGCCTGGTGCACCAATGTTAAAACAACCGATTATGCCAATTAGACCACCATCAATAGGTGGCATAGGTGGCATAAATCAACCCATAAATCAACCATTACAACCAGTACCTATACCTCCTGGTCAAGAAGGGCAACTACCTATGGCACCTGTAAATACAGGACCTATTACATTTATGGGAACTACCCTTTCTCAAGAAGATTCTGACAGAATGAGAGCAGGTGGCAGTTTTAGAGATGCCACAAAAAAATTAATAGCTAAAATTGCAGACGACAAGCGAGCTAAATTACCGTCACCAGTTCAACCTATATTTACTACAGATGAGCCTATTGACCCAGCTAATAGAGTCGTAGGTGGACCTGTTCCGATGCCTTCTTTAGCAGACCTCTCTATGCCTAAAATAATAACACCCGATGGCCCACCATTAGCACAAGTAACAGCAGGTTCTGGAATAACACCAACAGATAGAGGCAGACTTATAACAACAGATGCCCCTGGAGTCATAAGTGCTGTGCCACAACCAATACCACAAGTACCACAACCATTAGAAAAAATGCCTTTACCACCCAAGCGTGATGATTTCATGTCAATAGGTGGTCCTGGTGGCGGATTTACAGACACAAGACAGGCAATAAATCCAGAAACAGGTCAACCTTATACACCTGTTATAGATGCTGGACCAGATTTAAGACGTGATGATTTTATGTCAATAGGTGGGCCAGGTGGTGGGTTTACAGACAATAGAACGTTTAGTCCTGTGAACAGAACTAATATACTACCGCCATTAGACTCTATACAACCACCTCCTCTTCCAGAAGAAAGATATGGAACTGGTAAAATGTTTGACCCCGTAAACTTACCAGAGGGTTATTCTTTTCAAGATACAAGCGGAAACATACGAACAATGGTTGCTGCAAGACCAGGTTTTGTGTATGCCTATGGTCCAGATGGCGATAGAATAGAAGTTCCAAGTGGAGAACCAGAAGCAGCAGAACTTAGAAATCAACCACCACTTTCTTCAATATTAGGAGATACTCCTATTCCACCACCTACTGTTCAAGAGCCACTTGGAGAACCAAATGTAACACCAGAGCCAGTTACAACCCCTGCTCCAGTTACACCACCAGAGCCAGTAACTCCACCAGCATCTACAACTGTTGCGGCTAATCAACCAGCTCCAGCTCCAGTAGTAGAGCCTACCACCACTGACGACCCTGTTGTGGTAGAACCTCCTGTAGAGCCAGCTGCTACAACTACTACTACAAACGCAGGACAAGCGGTAAATAATCCTTTTGCTGCATCAGTAACACAAAGACAAACTACGTTAGACCCAATTACACAACAATTATTATTTGGTCTTGATGGACAAGGCGGTTTTATACCTGGTGCTATGAGAGCTGCTGAAAAAACTTTTTACGATGACCAAGGCAATCCTATAGTTATAGATGAACAAGTAGCAGGATTTAGTCCTGACCAGCTTGCAGCAATGCAAATGCAAAGACAATCAGTAGGACAACAAGACCCATACCTAGGAACAGCAGCAGACGCTTATGGCGCTGGTACTCAAGCTTTAGAAGAAGGCTTACAAAGAGGTCGTACAGCTGCAATAGGCTCGTTAGCGGCCACTAGAGGCGGTCTAGGCTCGTTACGTCAAGGACTAGGTGAGTCGGCCGATATTTTACGTGGAACTGTGGGTGGTTATGACCCTAGCATGACTGAAAGATTTTATGACCCATACGAAGACAGAGTAGTACAGCAAACTATTTCTGACATTATGGAACAAGGAGCAAAGTCAGATATAGGAGCAAGAGCTGGTGACATTGCAAGAGGTGGTGAGTCTGCTTTTGGTTCCAGAGCTCGTCTCGGCGCTTCTGAGCGTCAAAGAGCTATCGGTAGAGGTTTGGCTGAGGCAATAGGAGGTATTCGCTCTCAAGGCTTTAGACAGGCACAACAAACTGGTTTAGGTGAGTTTGCTAGACAAAAAGCAGCAGAAAGAGCTGCAAGCAGTGGTTTAGCTGGATTAGCTGGCCAAGGATTTACAGGACAACAAGCTTTAGCTGGTGCTTTAAGTGGCTTAGGTCAAACAGAACAAAACATAGGACAACAAAGATATAGTGGGCAATTTGGTCTTGGAAGCAGTTTACAAGGCCTAGGAGCGCAAGCAGCAGGCGCATCCGCATCTGACATAGCTGCACTTTATGGCATGGGCGCACAACAACAAGGACAAACCCAGCAAATGTTAGATGCACAACGTAGAAACTTACAACAAAGACAAATGACACCGTTGTTACAGTATCAAGCATTACAACCATTTGTAAGCATGGCTCCAGCTGGACAGTTCCAAACAGATACATCGTTTGTTCCAGCGCCTAGTCCGGTTCAAGCTGGCATGGGTGTAGGGTTATCAGCCTTTGGTGCTCTAGGACAACTTTACGGTGGTAAAAACTAATCATGGCAATATCAAGAGCTCAAATACCAGAACAGATAGATATATTTAATGGGGGCGGTGCTGCAAGCACTAGCACTATGAATACTTTATCTCAACAACTTAGAGACACGCCAACCTACGAAGAAAGCTATCAAAAATACTACGACAGACTTTCACAGGTAACTCCACCTAGAAAAAAAATGAACATATATGAAGTTGCATCTGAATTAGGTGCAGGTTTGTTGTCTACACCAAACACAGGTGTAGGTTCGGCTTACACAGGTCTTGGAGCTGGTTTTACAAGAGTGTCTGATAGATTGCGCGCTGCAAAAGAAGAGGATGCAAAAATGCGACAACAAATTGGTTTTCAAGCCGCACAGATGGCTATGCAAAGTGAAGAAAAAGCGTTAGATTTTTTGCGTGAATATGAAACCGAAGTTGCAAAAAACAGAAACAAACGTGGCGATTTATTAACGTTTCAAAAAGAGCTGCCAGATGGAAAGATTGAAACAAAAACTATTAGAGATAATTATGCTAATGATGCGGCTATAAATGCTTTACTAGCAGATGGATATTTTGAAAGAGGTTCTGGCTCAAAAATATCTGTAAACACAGGACCCCAGTATACTAAAAGGGATGAAGTAGCAATAAAGGCACAGCAAGAAGCAATGAGCGAAGTATTAGAAAAATATAGAGCTGGTGTTAGTTCTGTTGCAAACTTAAATGAGGCAGAGGCTATTGCAAATAGATTAGGCCCACAAAATTTTGGTACTGTAGCAAAATTTACTTTGTTTCCAAGGCAAATTATGGATGGACTTGGAATAAATAGTCAAAACGAATCAGATGTTATAGGTGACCAAATACTTTTAAGTCAAATATCTCTCGGCTTTACTATGGATATTGTTAGTAGAACAAAGGGTGCTATATCTAATAAAGAAATGGAAATGTTTGAAAGAGCTTCACCTGGACTTGGCTCAAACTATAATGGTTTTATAAAACAGGTCGAGTATTTAAAAAGAGTGGCGCAAAGAGACGTAGATTTTTTTAATGCTTACACAGCAAAGGCTGATGAGCTTGAGGATAAAGAGTTGAAGGGTGAAATTACAGCAAGCAAAGTAAATAGAGAGCTAGCAAAGTTTGAAGGCGATTGGTATGACAAAAACTTACTTTTTAGTGATGAAGAGTTTGATGAATTAGAAGCAATAGCTAAGGGAGATTATACCGATGCAGCAGGAAATAGATATGAGACACCAGAGGACTTTAATACAGATAAGTGGCGTAAATCTTATCGTGAAGGACAAGAAAAAGGCAACAACTTAAAGTCTACTTATACAACAGGTAAACCACCGATAGTGGCTGTATTCGAAAGAAAAATACAAGAAATAGAAAATGATGCAAACTTACCTGATGACAAAAAAGCAGAATTAATTGCAATAATTAATCAAAAAATAAAAGATGCTACATCATGAGCAAAGATTACAACGACTATCTTACAGACATAGATAATATTAACAAAGTTGGATTACAGTATGAACAAGAACAAGACAATTACACTATGCGAAAAGCAAAATCATATTTGTTTTTTGATGATGATGTTAGGATTGACTTTTTAGCATCAGAGCGTTTTCCTAATGACCCACGCGGTTCAGAAAAATATGTCAATATAGATGGAGAACTTTACTACGAAGATTCACGCGGTGAAAAAGAATTTGGTGGTAAAAAATATACGAGAGAGTTTCCAAACAACGAATCGGTTGGTTTTTTTGCAGATAAGATAGTACCTAACTTAGCGCCCGCAGCAACTTTTGCAGCAGATGTTGGTGGTGGTATGGCAGGAGCTAGATTTGGTTTTAAAAAAGGTTTAGTAGATTTGGCGACTGGTGCAAACCCTCTTGCAAAAGGAGCTCAAAAAAATCCTTATGCTGCTGGAGCTTATTTATTGGGCACCACTGCTATCGGTGGATTTAGCGGTAACGTAGCTGCTGGAGCTGTTCCAAGAACAGCTAGAGAAATTGCTATTAACCAGTTTTATAGTTTGCCCGCAGAAGAAATAGCGGCCGCATCAAGAGACCTAATGATTTCTTCTTCGTTTTCATTGATACCCTTTGGGCAAGGTAGTGTTGGTACAGGGAGCGTGATAAACCTGTTTCGCAAAGACCCAGATACTTTAACATATTTATTGAATTTAAGAAAAGATGCAGACACAGTTATGCGAGAAGCAAAAAAGTTTGGTTTTGATTTAACACCAGCGCAAGCAAAAAATATAAATAAAAGAGCAGCAAACATACAATATTATTTAAGCCAACAGCCTGATAACAGAGCGATTATGGAGTTTTATGATAGTCAAGCATCACAAGTAGCTGAGGCTATAAACGTTTTTGCAGATTCTATTGGCTCACAGACAGGAAGAGTTGGTGATGTAAACCAAAGAATTGTTGACACAAGTGAGAAAGTTATGGAGGAGCTTACAAGAAGAAGAAAAGCAAGAGCTACTCAAGTTTACAATTCATTAAAAAATACACCAGACGGTATCGAAGTTGGCGGTATTCAGGGTGTTATAGATTTAATTGATAGCAAAATTGCCGGCGAGGTATTGGATGGTTCTGGCAATCTTATAAGAGTTATTGAGCCTTCTCCAAGCACAGTTAAAAATTTAGAAAAGTTTAAAAAAATATTCTATAAAGAAGATGGAACTCTTGTAACTGATTTAATGGAGTTAGATGCTAGACGTACTAGCGAAATGAAAGCACTTGCTTTTAAGTTGCAAGGTAAAGGCACTGGCGACGCAGGACAACTTTACGGCATCATGGATAACATGACTGCTTTAATGGATGAAGCGCACCCAGATTATGCGTTAGCAAGAAGAGTTTATGACCCAAACAAACCTGCATTACAGCTTGTCGAAAAAAGTGCTATTGGTAGATTCGGCAAAATTATGACAGATAAAGACACAGCCAAAGCAATGAAAGAGCTGTTTAACCCAAATGTTTCTGTAAAGTCATTGCAAAACTCTAAAAGAATATTGCAAACAGCAGACCCAGAGTTGTTTAAAGATATTAAAAAACAATACATGATTGATGTCTACGATAGGTATTACAGGGCCCAAGATTTACAAAAAGGCATGCCACAACTGCAAAAGTTTTTTATGCAAGAAAAAAACAGAAAAATGTTACAAGTTATGTTAGAGCCAGAGGAGTTTAAAAACTTTTACAAAATGAATGAGCTTATGGGAATGGCCTTTAGCATATCACCTGGTGGTTCGCAAACGCAGCCATTGACAGAAATGGCAGGCAAAATGTTAAATGAAGCTAAAAGCAACAATATCAAAGCGGTACAATTAGGACAAATTATTTTAAACACTCCAGGAAAAATAGTAAGCGGTAGGCTTGGTGATGATATGATTAATAGAATATCAAAAGAACAACAATACAAGTATCAAGAAGTTCTTACAGATATATTGCTTACAGACCCAGATGCAGGAAATACGTTGGATGAGGTTTATAGATTTTTCTCCACCAATGATTTTATTGCAGGTCAGACTGGTCTAAGAGGCGTTGTTGAAGGCTATCAAAGTATTACAGAGGAGCCGGTTCAAGAGTTTCAAAGCGAAGATGTTAGAAATCAAGAACCTACAGACTTTGACCAGTATTTACAAGAAATTGAAAATATATCACCTGACAGCGGAGCTATGAATATACCAGCTCCAAGTGCGCCAACAGATTTAAGTCCACCACAAATGTTATCTCCGACTATATTGCCAGACGAGAAAGATAGAGAGATTGCAATGCGCCGAGTTGGCGGTTTAGGTTCTTTAGTCTAAAGAATTGAAAGCTTTGATAACGGCACCAACCACTTCGTAATCTAGTTCATAACCCATAACGGTTTCCCCGTTTATATCAAATTCTAAGTTTCTTGATATAAGGCGTATTAGAGCTGCTTGCTGGTGCATGGTTAATCTACTAAACACATCAATAACTTCTTGTGCTTCCATAACAGGTTTGTAGGATTGTGGTATTGGCTTATTATTTTTTGACATAATATTTTTAAACAACTGCTTCATCTGCATTGGCCGTAGCTAATCTTTTATGTTCTTTTTGGATTAAAACTTTCAGTTGGTCAATTTTAGAACGGTGTTCCATTTGACATATTTCATCCAATAAATTGTATGTAGCTGGGTCTACTGCTAAACTTTTTCTTATCTCTTTGCCTTCATTCATATTGGTTCCATATAATAAATATATTTTTAGTTTGGTATATTCTATAAAAATTTGGACAAATATACAACTAATTATTTATATTTATCTGATATACTATTTTTATGTATAAACTGAAAAACTATCTATTAAGTATGCAATCACATTGGATGATTAACCATACAACTTATCAAGCGGTTCAAGATACCTTGCCGCATATAGTTAAATACAAAGCAGCTATGGGTTTGAAAGATATGGAACAAACACCAGCGCACGATATAGTAAAAAAAATATATCCAGATATTTATAAAGTACCTTTGTTTCGCAGACATTTCTGTACGATGTTGTTAAGAGAAATAGAACAAATGAAAAAAGAAATAAAGTTTGCTGGCAATGATGATGAGGACACTTTAAGACAAATACCAGAAATTGTTTTAAAAGAACAAGTACCTGAACTATATAGGACCATGTGGTTTGTAGTTCAATCTGTTTTAAATCCTATCTTTAATGCAATATGGCAAAGAGATTGTAGAGACCCTGCATCTATACAAATAGCAAACTATAATCTTAAAGATAAAAAACAAGGTGCCTGGCATCACGATGAATCAGCAGATATATCTGTGGTAGTCCCATTGAATACTGGTAAGTATGAAGGTGGTGGCACTGCATTTCATAATTACGGCGAGGTCCCGCCTTTACCTACAGGACATGCGCTCATGTTTCCTAGCTTTAATAATCTACATAAAGGCCTACCAGTAGAAAGTGGAGACAGATACTTATTGGTTTTCTGGCTATGCGATAAGCAAAAAACTGTAGATTTATACCATTCCTTAGACTAAAAAAACTTGTTATTATTGTGTGTAAATAGTTGCAATTAGTTGCAACTTATGGCATTATATCTATGTGGGAATTTTAATTAATAACAAAAAAAAGGAGGGTAAATAATGAAACTTACTGAAAAACAAATGATAGCAATTATTAAAGAAAAAAGAATATCTGAATGTAATAAATCAGAAAAAGAACAAGTTATGGCTTTTGCTTTTGGAGAAAATTATATGAAAGCCAATGATAAGGGTGCAAAAAAATTCATCAAGGAGAGTAAATAATGTTTGATGTAATTAGTTATGACGAGCATGGCAACGAAGATAAAGCCATGGCAAAGAAACTCAAAGACGGATTTGCAAAAGTGTATGACAACATGTGCAAAGATTGTCTAGGTACTGGCAAAAGAAAGATTACTTTTGAAGATTGCTTTGGTAATCCAATGCCAGAGAAAACTGTTTATTTAAAATGCAACTGCAAGGAGGTGGCGTAGTGGAAAAATTATACAACTTGCTTGATGTCGAGAGAAATCAAGAGTGGAATGTAAGAATTGTTGAAAAGGGAGATTGTTATGGTAACAATATGTGTTTAATTCATAATGAGGCAGACCCTCTTGTTGAGTTTTATGATGCAGATGCTTGTTTCAACGATGGTCCAAAAGGTATAAAACTAGGACAATTTGTTAGCAGATACTACATGTCAACTCTCATGGGTGACGAATTTGGTGATTCAATAGGTAATGGTCAAGGTCTTTGTCTTGATGGTGGTGTGCCCAAGTGGGAGATTGAGGGTGCTGCCATGGAAAGAGTTGCAAGATTTTTAAATAGATACCCAAAGGAGGTGGCGTAGTGAGATACTTGAACAAAAAAGTTACAGGCTATTGGGGTGCTGGCATCCCATTAAGCTTTGGCAAAGTAGATGCGACACATGCTGACGGATATATCACTATCAAGTGGAATGACGGCACAAGAGTGAAACATAACCCTGCCAACATACAAGTTGGTAATATTAACGACGGTATTGGTGTTTATTGGGGTGTAGACGAACAGGCCATACCATTTTCAAATTACTGGAGGGTAACATGAATATTAAAGACAAATTGCAAAAAATTGAAAACATGGATAAGTCTATTAATACAGAACTAAATAAACTTGTTGATGAGGTTAGAGATTGTTGCTTTGTAGATGGCTATGATGCTACAACTGAGGAATGTATTGGTACTGTGGTATCAAGGTTTTTAGGTTGGGATGGCAATGCAATTATGAAGATAGCATTTGAAGCTCTTGAAGATTCAAACTTTCACGGTTTAAATGCTGAACTACAAAAAACCTACAACGATTGGTTGCAGACAGCCAACTAATACAAATCTGATAATTCTACAACCTGGACACCCTCTAGGTTGTAGGGTTTAAAATCATCTTGTTCTTTACATTTTAACAACAGCTCTAGTGCTTGTTCGTTTCTTGCTCTGGCATATTCCAATGCCTCATCAGATAAAGTGTAAACACCAAACGGATATGGATGAGCTTTTTCTTGTGCTAAGAAATTAAAACCATCTGCTCTTAATCCAGAGGCTCTACAGCCTTCAACATATAGTGCTGCTTGCATGTGATAGTTGAAGCTATTAATAGCGCCTCTAAAGCCTCTAGGTGAAGCGTCACGACATGTTTTAAGGTCCCAAACTCTTTCATTGTCATACCAGTCCAATCTACATTTAAACGGATGGCCATGCCACTCAAACACAAGCGTTAGTTCTGCTCGGTCATCTGCTTTTGGCACATAGTTTTTTACAACATCACGTCTTTCAATACAGGTATCAAACATATCTTGTGTGACGGCTGTTCTATTACCTATGCTAGCCATAAAATCTTCATACTCTTCTTTGCCTACTTTTGTTCTGCGGTCAATTTTTGGTTGTATTACAAACTCATCATCAAACTTATGCAGCTCTAAAAAAACAGTGTGTTGCACCCGCCCTTCCAGCAGAGCTGGAGTCTGGACCATTGCTTTTTGATGCTTCCAGCTGTATGGGCATTTAATGACCGCAGTTAGGTCGTGAGACCTAAAGGCTGGTATCTCTGCATATTCTTCATAAGGTATGTCTTCATATATTCCTGGTTTCATTTTGTATTTCCTCAAATTCATTTTTGGTTATGCTGTGACAATTAAGATTGCCAGCAACGGTTCTTCTTTCTCCCTCACCCTTAAACGGATAGACGCAATGTTGCATCCAAGAGGGAAATAATAATAGTTTGCCTACCTCTGGTTTAATCATAACTTGTTGAGGTGGTCTTAAGCGCTCTGGGTCTTTGCTTTGGTTCAAACCATAGGTAAAGTTTATAAAGCCGTCTATGGCTCCAGAGCTGTCGTATAAGCTGATATTTGTATCATCATTCAGCTCGCTGATTTGTGGTGGTACTTTGGTCCAACAAGTAAAAGATATACCCATTGGTGATGTCGTTAAATGGTCGTGAATTGGATTATAGTCACCCGCATAACTATGGACGGACCATAGCTTATCAACGTCGATTTTCTTGGAGACTAGAGGAGTTTTAGTTTGTTCCACGAAATGTCGTAGATAAGCAAGGCCCAAGCTTTCTACTATACTAACAAAAGGTTTTAGTATTGCGGCGTTGTAATCCATTATTATTTGTTCGCCTTGATGTATTTGACCCACTAAGTCAGGACCAGCTGATGTTTTAGCTGTATCATTTTTTAATACATCTAAGTAGTTATTTAGACGCAATACAGTATCATCATCAAGAAAATGTTGCATCATTAATGCAGCTGGCAAAACCTGTAGTTCGTATTCTATTTCGTTAGTCATTCTTTTGTGCTTTAACAAGTTCAGTAAGTATCAAACTATATCCTACCATGTCGTCTGCTGTATCTTTATGGTTTGGATTGTTCACCATCCGGCAAGCTTTAAAAGCCAGCATCATGGCGCAACACTGACTCGGTGTTAAATTAGCACCAAGCATGCTGTTCCAGGTGTTTGCTAATTGTTCAAAGAAAACATCTGGACTAGCATAAGCTTCCCCTTTAATTTCTAACAAATCTGCTATTTCTATTGCTTTATCTCTATACATAGTATTGGGTTGGTAAGCGACGGCTGTTCTCTTGGAGTAAGAAGAGAATTTGTGTGGAGGGTCGTCGCCTACCTGTAAACCTAAAAAGGGATGTCGTCGTCCGTTAAACCTTTTTTATTTTCGTCGTCGTCAAACCCAGGTGTGTTCATTTCCGCAGCTGCTTGTTCATTTAGAGCAGCAAGATTTTCAGATTCAGATGGTCCATCTGATTCACCTACAGCTGTTTTGTATTCATAACTTGATTCAATATCTTCTTGTTGCCAAGGTGGTAGTGAGTCAAAAATATCACACATAGCTTTGCTATCGGCTGATTGCTTACCCCTAAAATCATCTAGGTAAACATCTAAATCAAACGATTGTTTTTCGTTGTGTGTTTCTACAACTTGGATGCCGCCATCTGGTCTTTGCAGATTTAGTATCTTTGGATTTCCGCCCAAAGAATTTTCTGTTGGTGCAGTATGACCCACTTCTATTCTTGCGGTGCAACCTAGTAATTTACTAATGTCAAAGCCGCCAAGTTCTTCTTCGGTAAAACTTTTACCACGCCAGCTCTCTAAGTCTTTACGCAATGCCGCAGCCTCAAATAAAGATGCAGTGTACGTTTTGGAAACTGCGAAAGGTCTACCGTCTTCCATTTTGGAAGTATTACTATCTGGGTCCAACGCCTCTGTTACTTCAAAGGTTATGTGGACTCTGGTCTTTTTACTTTTCACGCCTTTATATTCTTGGTCTGTTGTGCCCAAGTCAATAATACGAAAGCAAGTTCCAAGATAGATTCCCTTCTGTAATTTTGGTAGACTTTCGCCGCTACCGTCGCTACTAATTGTTAAGCTCATAAATATCTCCTCTAATGTGTTTGCAAATTATAATAAACTTGGGTATTATTCTATAACCTTTTACAAAAGAAGTAAACACATAAAAAAGCGATGGATTGATGTCATTAAAAATAAAACGACCTAACAAGAATTTTAACACACCCTTTACCAAAGATTACGTTTCACAATTTCAAGATTTCTTAGCCAACAATGGCTATGAACCAGACCCTAAGAAGGGTTTGATTGCCGATGGCTCAATAGGTCGGGCCTACATCAATATTGGTAATCAAAGGAAGCTGGTAGGTTGGTATCAAGCCTGGCTAGACCAATCCTCCCCCTATGGTCGTATTGGCGATTATCGTGTCAGCACGGACCAACCTACAGCAACCTGGAAACCTGAGAATAGTAAAAGATACCGCATGACTAAAGAGCAGAAGGCGGAGATTGAAGAACTACGACGCCAGGCAGAGGTCAAGACAGCAGAAAAATATACGCAGGCCGCACAGCGAGCACAGTCCATTTGGGATAGGTGTGAGGATTGTGTAAAGCATGAATATTTAGAAAAGAAACAGGTTTTATCCTATGGATTAAAAAAAGATAACAATAATAATTTGGTTATCTCTATGAAAGATGGTCAAGGCACTATCGTTGGCCTACAGTATATCGGTCCCGATGGCACCAAGCGTTTTCTCACTGGTTCTAAAAAAAGCGGTAGTTTTTTTCTTCTCGGCAGAGAAATATTTAATAGCTCAGATACCCTTAATTACGCAGAGGGATATGCAACAGCTGCTTCTATATACGCTGACCGCTCCCAGCCAGTTGTCGTCGCGTTCGATGCTTACAATCTAATTAAAGTAGCAGAGGTTATGTATCAATACTTCCCAAGTCATAAGCATGTCTTTGTCGCCGATAATGACGAGAGTCAGACAGGCGAAAAAGAGGCAAAAAAAGCGGCAGCTTGGGTCAATAAAGCAGGCGGTTACGCCGAAGTACAAATGCCAGAAACGACAGGCGATTACAACGACCATAAGAACGAAGTTGCAATAGCCGAAGGCGAAGTGGTCTTGCAGAAGATAGATGTGCCTGTGGAATACGATTTTGTGCGTTCAGCAAGCGGACGCTTCTTGAATACTAAAGACAATATTGACGGTGTATTAAAGACGCACAATGTTGATGTGCGCTACAACGTGATTAAGAAGAAGATGGAGATAGATATACCCAACATGACTTTTATTGCAGACATGCATGAGGAAGCCAGTCTAATTGAAATAGAGCATCGTTGTATCAATATGGGCATACCCCATTCAAAGGTACGCGACTATCTCAAAGTATTGGCGCGCGAATATAATCCTGTAAAAGAATGGATAGATAGTGAGCCGTGGGATGGACAGGACCGATTGCCAGACTTTCTCAATTCGCTGACTACAGAGGAGTCCGCGCAGCTTAGAGATATGCTTCTTAAGAAGTGGTTAATCAGTTGTGTGGCCGCTGCTTACGAAGTTAAGGGTGTTGAACTAGAAGGCATACTGGTATTACAAGGAGCACAAGGACTCGGTAAGACCTTATGGTTCAAACGACTATGTGATTACAATAATGGTTGGCTCTTAGAGGGTGCAACGCTTAACCCTTCTGACAAGGACTCTGTAAAGAGAGCCGTTAGTCATTGGATTGTAGAATTAGGCGAAATCGAGTCTACCTTTAAAAAATCAGACATAGACCAGCTGAAAGCTTTTGTAACATCACGCACGGATGAGCTAAGGCTACCCTATGACCGTGCTTTTACGACTTATCAGCGCCGTACGGCGTTTTATGCATCGGTCAATGCACGCGAGTTCTTGACGGACACGTCTGGGAATCGTAGATTCTGGGTACTCGCGGTTAAAGACATCAATGTCAATCATGGCATCAATATGCAACAGCTTTGGGCCCAGGTAAAAGAAACTATGTATGTGCAGGGACAAAAGAACTGGTTTTTATCACCAGATGAGCGTGAATTACTGCATGACAGTAATGAATTGTACAGAACGCAGTCTAGTGTTGAAGATTTGATATTAGAACACGTTAATTTTGACAGTGAGAACGCTAAGCCAGTGCAAATGACCAAATTGTTGCGCGATTTGGGGATTAAATCCCCTAGGATGCCTGATTTCAAAGAAGCAAGTCGTGTTTTACACGAAAAGGGCATCATGCCGCGCAGAAGTAATGGCAAGAAGATATTTGACTTAGATTATTCGGCGATAGACGATGAATTTAGTGATTACAGCAGCAAGTTTTAGACATGATTGAGCTGATAAAAGAGATAATTTGCATATCAGCTGTTACCTTTCTCTCGGTGCTGGCCGCATCAATAATATTAGTCGGGTTGGCAATCTTGGTTGCGGATAGGAACATAAATGGCAAATAAGGCGTTAAAAGGGTATAGCAAAGGGTATAGTAAAAAAAGCTGTACCCTTGCTGAAAGCCTTACTAATACTGGGTTTATACTATATAAGGGTATAGTGTATTATATATATATATATTACTTAACTAGCGTAAGATTACATTCTTACGGGTTACATAACAGGTATAATGAAAGTGCTATGCACTCTACACTGTGCACTTATGGGTAAAGGTTCAAGAAGACGAACTACTAACGAAACGGTTTACAATCGTGAGTGGGATAGAATATTTAAACGTAAGAAAGTTAAAGCAAAGTGTGAGAAATGTGGAAAGTATATTGCGATACAAGATATTAAGACGCATAAGTGCAAGGAATAGATATGCCAAAGAAGAT